CTTGCTTTTGCTGAAAAGACAGACATTGAAATTAGGGCAATTGCTTCAGCAGGAACTTCCAATGTGTCTGCTGAGTTTGAAGGCATCTACATTAAGAACCCTGACTAATCATGCCAAGCAAATCACCGGCCAAGCTAAAAGACGGTGGACCTAGTCTGGCCGTTGGCCGAGGCGAAAAGCTATCAGTCGATCAAGGCGCAGGGCTTACCGCCAAGGGTAGAGCAAAGTACAATCGAGAGACCGGATCAAACCTGAAGGCACCGCAGCCCCAAGGCGGCAGCCGGAAAGACTCATTCTGCGCCAGGATGTCCGGCGTGGTTGAGCACTCGAAGGGCGATGCGCCACGCGCTAAAGCCTCCTTAAAGCGTTGGAAATGTCCGGGGTGGTAAATGGCTTATTCAGGCACTGTTGGTCAGACCGTAATCTCAGTTCAGACGCTCATCGACCATGGTGCCCGGCGTGCGGGTAAGTTCGCCGAAGAGCTGACGGTTGAGCAGGTCCAGTCGGCCAAGGAGTCGCTGTTCTACCTGTTGAGCAACCTGATCAACCAAGGCATCCAGTACTTCGCGATCAAGAAGCAGGTCATCGGCCTCAACGCGAACCAGTACGAGTACTCGCTCCCTGTTGGCGGCAATGACGTGCTCAACGCGCTGTACCGGACCATGACGCAGCCCTTGGGCAGCTACACCACATCGGCCGGCGGCACGGTAGCCAACGCCTACGACCAGAACACCGCCACCTACTGCGCGCAGATCTCGCCCAACGGCAACATCGCGGTCGTCTACGGCACCAACAACTCCCAGTACATTGGCTCCATCGGGTTCTTGCCCTACGTCTCTGGCGGCGGCAGCCAGACGTGGAACTACGTCTTTGAGTACTCCACCGACGGCACGACCTGGGGCACGCTCTACACCGGCACCGCCGTCACCGTGACCGACGGCCAGTGGATCTGGCAGGACATAGACCCAGGCCAGAACAGCCAGTACTACCGCATGCGCGCCACCAGCGGTACGACCCTGGCGGTCCGGGAGCTGTACTTCGGCACCAACTCAACCGAGATCACAATGGCCCGGTTGAACCGGGACGACTACACCAACCTGCCCAACAAGAACTTTACGGCCAACCAGCCGTTCCAGTTCTGGCTCAACCGCACGATCCCCCAAGCCACCATCACGGTGTGGCCTACGCCGTCCAATTCGTTCGTGCAGATGACGATCTGGTACTCGGCCTACGTGGAGGACGTTGGCGCCCTGAGCGGCCAGCTCGCCATCCCCGATCGCTGGTACTTGGCGATCCAGTGCATGCTGGCGCACCAGATGAGCCAAGAACTTCCGAATGTTGCCGTGGACCGGATCCAGTACCTTGAGGGCCAAGCCGAGAAGTACTTCACCATGGCCGAGCAGGAAGAGCGCGACAAGTCGCCGATCTACATGGCCCCGAACATCTCGGTGTACACGAGGTAGGCCATGCCGCGCTTCCTCGATACCCGTGGGAACTCAACGCTTTCGATAGCAGTGTGCGACCGATGCAAAATGAAAAGAGCACATTCTGTGATGCGGGCCGATCCCAACTTTCCGGGGCTGCAGGTCTGCGACCAGGGTTGCGCCGACAACAAGGACCCGTACCGCCTGCCGGCACGTCCGACCGAGAAGATCACGATCCGCTTTCCCCGTCCAGACACAAGCATCGCCGTGATACCGGACGCGATCCAAACCACCGGGAATAATCAGTTTGACCTGTCGCCAGAGAACAATACGCAAACCCCGTCTGATAACGGCAACCTTGACACCCTCAGTCCATCTCCGGGGCAATAATGGCAAATGTAACCATCACCTCTCTACCCACCGCCGGTGCTATCACCGGCGCTGAGTCAGTGCCGATCGTCCAGAACGGTGTAACGGTCCAGACAACGACCGGCGCCATCGCGGCGTCACCTTCGCAGACCCAGTCGTTCCTGACCCTGGTGAACGAGCCTACGCTGCCCAACAGCCAGCGCATCAGCACCGGCACGGGGCTGACATCCACGACAACGGGCGCGCAGGGCCAGTACACCCTGGAGGTGACTGGCGCGCCGGCGTCGTTGATATCATCGCCCACGGGCATTCAGGTCAAGACGAACGCAACGACGCTCACGGGGGTCCAGATCGCCGTGGGTGCGAACCTGAGCGTTACCAACGCCGATGGGACTACGGGCAACCCCACGGTCAGCCTGAGTGGTCTAATATCGAACATCGCGTCGATGGCGGGCACCGGTCTTGTCGCAGTAGGCGGCGGATTGGCCTCAGCCGTGACCATCACGGGGACAGCGGGGCAGATCGCAGTTGCCGACGGTAATGGCTCTGGGGGCAGTCCCACGGCCAGCCTGATTGCCACCGCCGTGACGCCAGGAAGCTACCTCGCGGCCAATGTCACTGTTGACGCCTTTGGCCGAATTACTTCAGCGTCGTCGGGCACCGTGGTGTCCAGCTTCAGCGCTGGATCCACCGGGTTGTTGCCGAGCACCGCAACGGGCGGAGCGGTAACCCTGTCGGGCACGCTCAACATCGCCAACGGGGGCACGGGGGCTACTACCCTGGCTGGGGCGTCCATCGCTACCTACACCGGCACGGAGACACTCACCAATAAGCGCATCCCACCGCGCATTGTTTCGGTGACTTCGGCCTCGCCCATCCTGCCTACCGGGAACACCGCAGACCAGTACGAGGTCACGGCGTTGGCGGCCAGTGTTGTTGTAGCCGCGCCTACAGGAACCCCTACGGACGGGCAGACACTGATCTTGCGGATTATTGATAACGGCACCGCAAGGGCGTTGACGTGGACTACCTCGAGCGGCGGGTACCGGGCGGTTGGGACAACCCTACCCACGACGACCGTCATCAGCAAGACGGTCTACGTCGGTTGTATCTACAACAGCACCGATACCTTGTGGGACGTTGTAGCAGTGGCGCAACAAGCATGATCATCGAATTTGAATACCCATCGCCCACTGGCGGCACGTTCCGGGACGCTATTCATTTGCCGGATGATCATGGCCTGTCTGACGACGAGTTGCTTGCAATGAAAGAGTCTAGGTTCGCCCAGTGGTGCGCTGCGCTGCAGGCTCCCGCTGTTGAGGAACCCGTTGAAATAGAGCCTACGGAAGAGGAGTCTTAAATGGCCGACAGATACTGGGTAGGCGGAGCCGGTACTTGGGACGCCACAAGCACAGTCCACTGGTCGGCTACATCTGGCGGCGCTGCTGGCGCGAGTGCCCCTACGTCTGCGGACAATGTTATCTTCGATACCCTGTCCAATGCCACAGCCTATGCGGTAACTATCGGCCTAACGGCAAGCCCTGCCACCTGCCTTGACGTAAGCATATCTGGCCCTGCTGTGGGTAATGTGACCGTAACATACTTAGCTACTTCAGTTCTTAACGTGCATGGTAGCTGGTTGAATGCAGCTACGGGAGTGGCTTTTAGCAGCGCTCCTGGCTGTCTTCTAAATTTCCGGTCTACAACTACCGGCAAAACTGTTACTTCTAATAACGTTACATGGTTGGGGTTAACTGTAAACTTTAACGGAATTGGTGGCTATTGGACTCTTGGTAGTGCAATAACTATTTCAGGAGGGGGTTCCCCTACTATCCTTGCTGGTACGTTTGATACTGGCGGGTTTGCAATGCAATTAAATAGCTTTAGTTCTACGGTAACTACAAACGTAAGAGCAATAAACTTAAATAATTCAGCTATTATTTGCACAGGAACTTCGGTAGTTAACTTAGCTGCTACCAATCTTACACTCAATGCTGGCACGTCAACAATAAATGGTTCTGGTCAAACAACCGCTTTTAATGCTAGTGGACAAACATTTTACAACGTCAACTTTAGTAATACCGCCGCAGCTATTACCTCAGTAACAATCACCGGCGCTAATACATTCAACAACCTAAACGTATCCACAACAACATTACAGAAAATTATTCAACTTGGCGCTAACCAAACCGTCAATGGCACTCTGACCCTTGGTGCTACAAACACAGCGCCGTTCCGTATAAGTGTTATAAGCGACGTTGTAGGCACCCCACGCACCCTGACGGTTGCTACCCTAGCGACCCTAGCTGATGTGGACTTCAGGAACATTGTTGCTGCTGGTGCAAGCGCGGCGTCACCGTGGTCAGGCACTCGCATTGGTAACTGCTTAGGCAACAGCAACATCACCTTTGACGCTCCTAAAACTGTGTACTGGAACCTTCCTGCTGGTGGTATTTGGACTTCTACGGCTTGGGCTTTGACTGCTGGCGGCGGCGCTGTAGCGGTTAACAACTTCCCCTTGGCGCAAGATACTGTTGTTATTGAAAACTTTGGTTTAAATGTTGGCGCTGCAATAAACATAAATACCAACGCTGACATTGGGTCGTTGTCAATGGATACCCGCTCAACAGCGGTGATTTTTCAGCAAGGAAATACTGATCCTAGATTTTACGGCAATGTAACACTTTGTTCCTCGTTAACAATTGGGAACACAGTGGGTTCGCCTACCTATCAATTTCAGGGGCAAGGATTAGCTAACACTCTTAATACTGCTGGGGTTACTTTAACCCTTTCGCAGTTTAATGTTAATTGCCCCAACGGGTCGTTAACTTTAAACAGCAATGATATTACTATTGAACTTATTGCCGCTAGTTCAGGAACAGCAATACTTTCTGCGGGGACTTTTAATCTTAACGGTTTTACCCTAACCGCTGTAGCATTTAGTATTTCTAATGCAAATACCAGAACTTTTACCCAAGGCTCTAGCACAGTGAACATAACGGGTAATAATGGTGCAATTTGGAGTTCATCAAACGCCACAGGTCTTACCTACACAACCAGACCCGTTGTTAACTTTACCTACGCTGGTTCTACCGGCAGTAGGACAATAACAACCAACGCTGCAAGCATAATAGACGCAAACGTAACCGCTGGCACAGATACTGTTACAGTCTCATCAGCATTTAACAATTTAAACTTCACTGGTTTTAAAGGAATACTTAGCAATAGT